TTTAAATCTCCAATCGGCTTTTTTTATTTGGAGGTTCTATGAAAGAAATAGGAATTTCTTTTGGAATAGGAGCTGTTGTTGGAGGAGCATTCTCAAAATCATTTGGAATAGCAAGTAAAGGTGTTTCCGGGTTAAATAAAGAAATTATCAATTTACAACGGTCACAACAATTACTTGCTAAATATGACAAGGATAAGAAAGCTTTATTTGAAAAAGCAAGAACAATAAAACAAACAAAGGCAGCTATTGAAGAATTGAGAAAAAGTATGAAAGGAGAGCATGGACAAACAAAAGAGAATGCAAAAGCTCTCTCTAATCTAGAAAAAAAATTACAAAATTTAAATAAATCTTATTCTAAAGAGCTTCATGGAGTAAGGGAAACTGCCAAGCTTTTAAAATCAAAGAATATAGAAATAAAAAATACAGCAGAGTCATATAAAGTATTGGAAAAACAAGTACAACAGGCTACGAAGGCTACAAATCGATATAATAAAGCGGCAAGCTTAGATAAGTCTGCGGGAAGAATATCTAAAATAGGAGGAAAGGCGATTACAGCCGGAGTAGCTGGTTTAGGCTTATTATACAAACCGATTCAACAAGCTATAAAAGCTGAAGGAGCATTTGCCGACGTCAAGAAGCAGTTTGATTTTGATAATAAAGAGGAAGAAGATAAATTCAAAAAAGAACTGCATAAAATTATTACAGAGAAAAAAATTGCAATCAGCTTGGATGAACTTTATGGAGCGGCAGCTTCGGCAGGACAATCCGGATTAAATAAAAAGGAAGCAATACAATATATTGAGTTAGCATCCAAGATTGGAATGGCATTTGATATGAATCGGGAAGAAGCAGCAAAGGCAATGTTTGATATGAAAAATGCTTTAAAATTACCTTATGATGGGCTTGTAAAATTAGCTGACCAAATGAACTATCTGGGAAATAAGACAGGAGCAGGAACAGCTAGTATTGTTGATTTTGTAAATAGGGTAGGAAGTATTGGAGAAGTAGCAGGTTTTTCAGCCGATAAAGTAGCCGCAATTGGAGCTAGTTTAATAGAGCAAGGTATGGCAGCAGAGGTAGCAGCAACAGGTGCAAAAAAAATATTCGTTGCTATGGCTAAAGGAGAAGCGGCAACAAAAAGTGAAGCTGAGATGTATGCAAAGCTAGGGATAGATCCGATAAAATTAGCAAAACTGGCACAAAAAGATGCTGAAAAAGCATTTTTCAAAGTTTTTAATGCTATCAAAAATAAAAGGGAGGATGAAAGAACTGGAATATTAACATTATTATTTGGACGAGAAGGATTAGAAGCGTCATCTAAATTATTTAATAGTTTAGATAAACTTCATGAGAACTTAGAAAAAGTAAAAGGGTCGGAATACAAGGGAAGTGTAGATAGTGAGGCGGATATTAAGAGAGCTACTAGAGAAAATCAAATAGAAATTTTGAAAGGAAAAGCAAGTATAGCTTTTAGTCAACTTGGAAACTTGCTGTTGCCGGAAGTCAATGAAATTCTCAATTCATTTTCTAACTTACTTTCTAAAATAACGGAATTTCAAGAATTGCATCCTGAGGGATTTAAGCAGTTTATGAAATGGATTGGATATGGTTCCATTGCAATGTTAGGTTTTGGAGCTGTATTGAAACCAGTATCGTGGGGAATCAAGACATATTCTAAATATATGGAAGTTGCAGGCTTTATGACTGAGCATAAATTTGGAACTAAATTATTTTCTGTAGGGAAAAAGTTAATTACTGGATTTGGAAAAGGTGTAAAAGCGATAAAGGGCTTTGGAGCTACTTTATTAGGAAATCCACTGACTTGGTATATTGCAGGAATACTAGCCATCGTTGCAGCAGGATATTTATTATACAAAAATTGGGATACAGTAAAGCAAGGTGCAATTGATTTAAAAAATAAAGTAGTAGAATTGGTAGATAAATATTGGTTTATGTTGGGACCACTGGGAGCATTAGTAAAAGGTGGAATAGAGGTATACAGAAATTGGGACACGATAAAAGAAAAGGCTGGAGAATTAAAGGATAATATTGCTAACATGGTTACCAATATTATTTTAAAATGGGATTCCTTCAAAGCTTCCACACAAGAAATTTTAGGGGATGTATTTTCTTGGATTGAAGGAAAATGGAATTCTATTAAAAGCACTGGGGCTGGTGTTTTAGAGTTTTATCTAGGGATTTTTTCTAAATTACAAGAAAAGTTTGATTGGATAGTGAATAAGGGAAAATCTTTACTAGGAATTGGAGAAGAACCTAAATATTCGCCACCGGGCAGGTCTTTACCAAGATATGCTGCAGGCGGGATTGTTTCCAATCCTACTATAGCATGGGTCGGAGAAGGTGGATACTCGGAATCCATTATCCCGCATGATAGAAGCAATAGAAGCTTAAATCTATGGGAGAAAACAGGACAAATGATTGGAGCATATGATCGTAGCCAACAAAATTCTTTTCAGCTCGTATACTCTCCAGTGATTCAAGCTAGAGATTTACAAGGAGTACAGCAAGAACTTAAACACTCTAAAGAAGAAGCTTTTCGTGAGTTCAAATCAATGATGATAGAGTATGAAAGAGAACAAAGGAGAAGAGGCTATGGAAGATAGTTGGAAATATTATACGACACATGATGGAGATACTTGGGATTCGATAGCATATATCTTGCTAAATGATTCTAAAGCAATGGATTATTTTCAAAAATGGAATGAAGAATTTTCAGAATACTTTATATTTCCGGCAGGAATAACTTTAAGATATAAGGATTTAAAAATTATTGACATTGATGTTCCGCCATGGAGGAGATAGAAATGTTTTTAGATACAGTGAAAAATATAAAAGCTGCAAGAAGAGCTTCTCTCATTGTTTTTTATGAGGGCAAAAATATATCATCAGAAATACACAATCAGTTGATTTCTTGTTCTCAAAATGATTCGATTAACGATTTGGATACTTTAGATTTAACTTTGGAAAACAGAGATGGAGTATGGTTATCTTCGTGGATGCCTTCTAAAGGAGAAGAAATCAGGATTTTGTTACAATTGGAAAATTGGGGAGAAATGGAGAGAGTCGTAGCACATGATATGGGAACATTTTTTATAGATACTGTGGATTTTAGCGGTCCTCCTGATATTGTAAATATCAAAGCAATTTCTTATGACATAAATTCCGATATTGTTGATAAAAAAGAAAATCATGTATGGGAAAACGTTGATTTTAAGACAATTTTAAATGATATATCAAATAAACGAAAGATGGAAAATATCTGTGATATTTCTTTTAACCGTAAATACTTACGAATTGAGCAAAAGTTACAATCAGATTTTGATTTTTTAAAGAAACTATGTGAAGAAGCAGGGTATAACTTCAAGTTGTTTAATAAAAAAATAGTTGTATTTGAAGAAGAAAAATATGAGAAAGGGGAAGTAAAGAAGTTTTTTACGAAAAATCAATTGGAAAGTTATCGTTTCTACACAGAAGACACAGATACTTATTCTAGCTGTACCATTCGGTACTATGACTATAAATTGAAAAAGAATGTTGAAAGGAAGTTTAGTATAAAGAACAGAAGTTCTTATAAAAAGAAAAATAAGAGAGATCTATTGATTAACGAAGACAAACATATTACAGGTAAAAATAGAGTTGAAAAGGATAAGCAACTAAAAGAAATCGCAAAAAAAGCATTAAGAGGGAAGAATAGAAAAGAATGTAAAAGTACTATTACTTTTATGGGAGAAGAAAAGTTGTTATCTCCCGGAGATACTATTTTTCTAAATGATTTTGGAAAATTTTCAGGGAAATATCTGATTGATGATATAAAAATTAACTTGTTAGATTACAAAATGACAGCAGAAGTGCATAAAATTATACCAATGGAGGTGGAATCATGATCCGATACGGGAAAGTAAGTAGCTTATTCCCAGAGCGAGGAACAGTAAAAGTGATTTTTGAAGATTTAGAAATTCCGTCGGCTGAAATTCCGGTTCTTATGGGAAGAAGTGAGAAAACAAAAAATTATTCATTACCGAAAATTGGAGAATCAGGAATTTGTATTTTTCCTGAAAATTCGTTCTTTGGATTTTATCTAGGTTCCGGTTATGATAAATCTACTCCTATTCCTACAGAAGCAGGAGAAGGGGTGTTTATGACTGTTTATGAAGACGGAACAACAATAAAATACGATGAAAATAAATCGGAGTTGTATATAGACTGTAAAAAAACGATTAAGATCGTAGCAACAAAAATAGATATTGTTGCGAAAAAAACAAAAATAACTGGAGACGTAGATATTGAAGGAGACGTTGTGGTTACAAAAGATGTTGTTGCGAAAGGAGTATCTCTTACTACTCATATTCACTCAGGGATAAGTCCCGGAGATAGTAAAACAGGAGGTCCGGAATAATGTTAATAGGAAGCTTAGGTAGTTATATATTTGCAGCTAGTTCTTTATACACAAAAACATTTCATTCTTTTTCAAAAGAAACCTCTGTGCGTTGGATTGAGCATAAAATTATGCATGAAAAACCAAAGTTACAATTTGATGGGATTGAATTGAGTCAGATTAAATTTACTATTCATTTGAATAGATTTTTCAATGTCAACATTGAAGAAGAAAAAAAGATTCTTGAAAAATATATGATAGAGGGAAAAGTTTTACGGTTAATTCTAGGAGGAAGAAAAATTGGTAATTATGTCATTACAAGAATATCAGAGGATCCAAAGGGATACAGTGCTTTTGGGAGTACAACAAAAATAGAATTAGGAATTGAATTGAAGGAGTATAACTGATGGAAATTATAGTGAATTCTTCAGACACAAAAATATATAAATTTAATAGAACAAGACAGGAAGAAATCGTTCAAAACATTGAAAATATAGTGACAAGAATAAGAGGAAATGTTGTTTTAGCTAGGCAAAAAGGAATCAATATAAATCATGTGGATAGACCATTTGAATATGTTAGAGCAGAAATTATTGCTGATTGTGTAGAAGAAATAGAAAGAGAAGAAAAAAGATTTCGAGTAGAAAATATTGAAATTATGGGAGAGCCGAGTCTTGCTAAGATGAAAATAAAAATCATTGGGGAGGTTGTTATATGAATGATTTCAATTTCATAGAATTAGATACAAACGAAATCAAACAGCAAAGTAAAAAAGCATATGAAGAAATTATGAAAGTAAAAATACAAGAAGGAGATCCGGCAGAAGATTTTATAGATTGGGTAGTGTATATTTTATCAACTGCGAAAAATTATGTTAATTTCGTGGGGAAAATGAATTTATTAAGATATTCATCGGGAAAATATTTAGATGCATTAGGGGAATTGATGGATGTAGAAAGAATTCAGGAGCGAAGTTCTGAATGTCTAGTTGAATATACATTCTCAAAAATTTTTGATGAAGAAATAATAATTCCAAAAGGGCATAAAGTATCAAAAGGAAACTTATATTTCGAGAGTATCGAACAGGTTCGATTAGAAATAGGCAGAAGAAAAGTGACAGGGAAAGTCAGATGCTTGCTTTCAGGAGTTGTTGGAAATGAAGTTGAAATAGGAGAAATAAATACGATTATAGACGATATACCATACTTACTTTCTGTATCTAATATTACAAAAAGTACTGGGGGAGCAACGAAGGAAGGAGATAATTCTTATCGAGAAAGGATTAGATTAAAGCCAAAAGCCTTTTCTGTGGCAGGACCGTATGGAGCATATCAATATCACACTATTACAGCTCATCAGGATATTATTGATACTCATATATATACTCCTCAAGATACTCCCGGAGTGGTAAAAGTGATTCCACTTTTGACATCTGGGCAAATACCTTCAAAGGAAGTTTTAGAAATAGTTCGTACAAAATTAGATGATGAAAGTATTCGTCCTCTCACAGATAAAGTGGAAGTAGAAGCACCTAAGCAACATTCTTACAATATTTCAGGAAAGTATTGGATAAAAAAGGGAGAAGATGTTCTTTTTATTAAGAATAAGGTTGAAATAGCATTGCAAGAATATATAGATTGGCAGAAAGCGAAACTTGGAAGGGATATAAATCCAAATAAGTTAATTCAGCTAATTGTCATGGCTGGAGCAAAAAGAGTAGAGTTGAGTGATTTTCAATTTGTAAAACTAGAGAGAAATACGGTAGCGAAAGAAAACACAGTAAATTTAAAATATCAAGGAGAAGAGGATGAATAATTTACAGAACTCAGACTATTGTGAAATTTTTCCGGAGAATTTGAAAAAGTATAGAAATTTAATGGCATTTTCTAATGTAATAGAGAAAATATTAAAAGAGTATGTTCTTTTTTATTCTGAAAAGATAGCTATATTCTATACTTTAGAATTTCAGAAAGATAAGGTTTTAGATGAAATAGCTTGGGGGCTTAATGTTGATAACTATAGTTCTACTTTAGATAGAGATATAAAGATTTCCCTTATTAAAGGAGCATACTGGGTTCATGCTAATAAGGGAACTAAAAAGGCAGTAATTGCTCAATTAAAAAAATTAAATTATACAATTGATATTCAAGAATGGTTTGAGTATAAAGGAAAACCTTTTACATTTAGATTGGTAACAAAAAAACAAAATAATAATCCCAATGAAGTAAAAAAAATCGTTCAATTGATTGATAGTTATAAAAATGTAAGAAGTATCTTGGATTCGATTGTTATATCAAATGAAAAAGAATTTAAAATTTATGTTGGAGGGTATAAAAAAATTTCAGTTATGCAAATAAAAGAATGGAGATGAGCAGATGAAGTTTAATGGCTTAACAAACGAAGGAAAAGCATATTTAGCGAAAATAAAAACAAATCATGGAACTATAGAATTTAAAAGTATGAAATTTGGTGATGGAAGTTTATTATCTTACGAAAATCCGGAAACATTTAAAAAATTAAAGAATCAAAAATCAGAAAAGGAAATTTTAGATAAAATTTCAAATAGAGACACCATAACATTAAATGCTGTTGTAGATAATACAGCATTGCGAAATGGATACTATTTAAGAGAAATTGGAATTTTTGTTTCAGATCAAGGGAGAGAAATACTATTTTTCTATATGAACGATGGAGATGAAACTTCATTTGTTCCTCCTGAAACGGATGGACCATATCAGGCTGAAATTGGAATCAACCTAGTAATATCAAATGTAGAAAGTATTGTTGTAAATAATGAATCTTCAGATTTATATGTGACAAAAGCATTTGTTGAGAGAAAATTAAAAGAAAAACAGGACGTAATTGTATGGAAAAGTGGAGGAAATTTAGAAAAAACAAATTTGACAGAAAACGATTCGAACAAATTGTTTACAGCAAAGGGAGCATTAGACTTATTTAATAAACTGACTTCTTTAATTTCAGAAAAAGAGCCTAAAATTTTAAAAAAGAACGGATTTAATCTATCAAAATCAGATGCGGATGATTTAGACAGTTCTACGACGCTAGCTACTTCTAGAGCAGTAAAAAAAGTAAAAGATGCTTTGAATAAAATCAATTTGTCTTGGAATAATATTTCTGGAAAACCTAATACTTTTCCACCTTCATCCCATACACATGATGATCGTTATGAGTACCGTTTTTCAAAAAATAATGCATTTAACAAAAATTTTGGAACAAGCGCAGGAACGGTCATGGAAGGCTCTAGATATAACGAAATGTTCAGAGCAAAGAATTTTGTCAAAACAGTGTGGAGTGGTAATTACTTAGCCCCGCATAATAATACTTCACCATTATGCACTTTACCAGCAAATTGGGAATTGTGCATAATTTCATATCGATGGGGAAACATCTATAATTTATCTAGCAATCATTTTTGTTCAGCGGTTATAACAAAAAATATGAAAGATTATATATATCATGCCCCTGGAAGTGGTGAATGGGGAGAAGCGAGATTTTGGATAAACGGAAATAATCAGTTTATATCTCAAGGAGCGAATACAGAAGGGGGAGACTGCTACATTTTGAAAGTAGAATATATTTAATAAATATATAAAAATAAAGAAAGGAGAATTATGAAAACAATAAAAATTTTAATTGATGAAAATAAAAGATTATTAGGATACTCCGATTACGGAGAATTAGAGAACTCTATCGAAATTGAAGTAGAAGACGATTTTCAATTTAATAAAAGTTTAGATGACTATATCTATCAAGATGAAAAACTAGTTTATTCTCCGAATTTAGAGAGAATAAAAAAGAAAGTAAACGAAAAATGGAAAAATGAAAGACAAGAAAAAATTGATGCAGATTTAGAGTATAAAAACTTCATGTTTCAAATGCGAGAGGATATTGATGTAAGGAATTTTCAACAGAGAGCACTTCAAGTTGCGCTCGGTCAAAAAAAATTAACAGACAAAGAGGAATGGCGTTTGAAAGACAACACATTCAAAGAATTCACTTACAAAGAATTGCTAGAAATTGTTGATTTATGGGGAGAACGCAAAAAAAAAATATGGATAGACTTAAAGCGGATGTGGAAAGAATTAGAAAAAGCAAACTCTATAGAAGAAATAGAGGAAATTGCTTGGAGCGAGGGGATATAAATGTATCTAAGACATTTTCAAGAGGGCTTAAACAGGCTCTCACGAGGTCGTTTTTTTCGGAAGGAGGTAAGAAATGCACAATTTTTCAGAACGGAGCATAAAAAACTTAAAAGGGGTTCATCCCAATTTGATTGTTTTTATGAAAGAGCTTATTCAAGTTAGCCCTTTTGATTTTAAAATCACAAGTGGTATGCGAACAGCAAAAGAACAGGCTGAACTATATAAGCAGGGACGAAGTAAACCGGGAGCTGTCATAACTAATGCAGATGGTTATAAGTATTGTTCTAACCATCAAGAAAAAGTTGACGGATACGGGTATGCTGTGGATGTATGCATTTTAAAATATACAGAAAAAGGGGAATTGGATTGGAACTTCAAATGGTATAAGGAACTCTATGATATTGCAAAGAAAAATGGTCTATTGGAAAAATATGGAATTGAATGGGCAGGAAATTGGAAAAACTTCCGAGAAGGAGCTCATTTTCAAATAAAAAATGCTAGAAATGTGGCATTTAAAAAATAAAAGGAGGAATATAAATGGAAAAAGAAATTATGTTTATGATTGCAGAAGGTGTAGTATTTATTGTAAGTATGGGATTTTTTGCTTATAAGGTAAAAGGAAAACAAGTGTTGACAGAAGCAATTTTAGCGGCAGAAGCAATCTTCAATACTCCAAAAATGGGAGAGTATAAGAAAGAGTATGTGAAAAAACAGATTGAAAAGTTGCCTGCACCACTAAGAATTTTTATTACTGAAGAAGCAATTGAGAAAGCAGTTACCGCATTACAAGAAAAATTCAAAGAAATTAAGCAAAGAAAAATCAAAAAGTAGGTGTAACTATGAAAAAAAGTTCATTACTGCTAGAACCTTATGGAGATAGAAAATGGATTTTGAAAGAAGAATATGTGTATGAAATCAATGGGTACCTTCTAAAAGTACCCAAAGGTTTCGTCACTGATTTGGCTTCGGTTCCCCGAATTTTTTGGAGTATATTTCCGCCTTTTGGAAAGTATACTCCGGCAGCAATTGTGCATGATTTTCTATACAGCAAATACAACACTACTGGAATAAACAGAACTTTGGCTGATAAGGTTTTTCTGTTTATCATGGAAGAATTGGGTGTTGAATACTTGAAGCGAAAAGCAATGTATCGAGCGGTAAGGAGTTTCGGAGAGAGGAGTTGGAAAGAGAAGTTGAAGAACGATGGATACAAAGATAAAGCTGTTGTTGATCGCACAGGAGAGGCTTTAATCTATTATGAAAAATGGAATAAAATTCTAAAATTATAACTTAAATACTTCTGGAGGGGACATGCACGAAATTAAAGTTTTAATAAAGGAAATATTTTTGATTTTCCATGACGTTATAGATATACTATTAAATGGCTATATTTGGATGTATTCTCTAATTTTATTTTTAATATTCTCATTAACTGGAGGAGAAGATAAGGCAATAAAAGCTGTCTTAATTGCTATGCTTATTGATTATATTTCAGGAATTATAAAAGCAATATATCTAAAAAATTTAAGCAGTAAAATTGGGGTCAAAGGAATTATAAAAAAAATTATGATCTTAATGGTTATTACAGCTGCACATCAGATAGATTTGCTACTAGGACTTGAAATGATTAAGATAAATATGCGATTTATCACAATTTGCTTTTATTGTAGCAATGAAGTGATTTCTCTTTTAGAAAACGTTTCAAGTATAGGAATACCTGTACCCAAACAATTGGTGGAGATTTTGGAGCAATGTAAAAATAAAAAAATAAAGTAAAAAAACATTGATTTTATTGGATTTTCACTAGCTATTTTCCAAAAAATATAGTATGTTTGTTTTAAGAAAAAACAAGAAAATAGGAGGAAAAGAAGATGAAGACAAAGAAGGAAATAAACGAAAAACTAGAGGAAATAGAGTATGGAATAGAGGTATACCGAGAATATGACTACAGAATAGAGGAAAGAGAAAAACTGATAAGGCTAGAGGCTCAGAGAGAACTCTTAGAATGGATAAGAGCAGGGAAGTAGGCAGAAGCCTACTTTTTTGAATAAAAATTTAAGTTACTAGAAACACTAGACATTTGTTTCTACTAAGAATATAATAAAAGAAAGAGTATATCATAATAAATACACTCTCTCCTGTTATTTTTATAATCTTTATTTTTAGCTGATTTTTAAGAACTGCTTTTAGTTTAGCTTTTTATTCTAATAAAAAAATAAAGAAAGTTGAGGTCAAACAATGGCGCACATAAGTGTAATAAAATATCCTCAACTATTGTTTTTAGAAAATTTATTCTTGAAATATTATAACATAAAAATTTGAATAAGATTTTGACAGAATTTAAAAGAGATGTTACCATGATTATATCATCGAAAAACTAGGAGGAAAAATGATAGTTTCAGCGATAATAACAAGTACTAGAATTGATGCACATGGACAAAAATTAAGTTTAGAAAATTTGCAAGAAATGTTAAGGAGTATTAAGAATAGTCCCTATGCCATACCTGTTAGTATAGAACATGATTTGAAAGTCATGCCAAAAGGTAAAGTTATTGATGCATGTATTATTAAAGCAGCAGATGGGGAATATGAAATACATATAAAACAAGAAATATATGAAGAAATAAAGGAAAAATATATTCCTGAGAGTAAAGAAAAGTGGTATATTGTAAAAAGCGAGATAGATAACCGCCCATACAAAGAAGAATTAACCAATGTAGAAATAACAAATACGACTATTTCTATAGATCAAGCAAATTTTTCTCCAGAAGATTTTAAAGAATTGATGATTTTGTATAAAAATGAACTCTCTTTGGATACGAAAATTCTTATAAGAAAATCTCTTATCCCTCCTCCAGAAATTGTTTTTTCATTTATAGCTGGGACTTTATTTTCGTCACTCAAGAAGAAAATAACAGAAAAAATATCAGAAGAAGTTATAAATTTAGTGCAAAAAGCAATTTTAGCTACAAAAGATCGTATATTAAGAAATAGTAACGATGAACCAACAACATATGTTTTCTTTGAAAAAGATAACATTATTTTCCAATTCATTATAGTTACATTAAACCCAGATGATGTTTTTGAAGCACTTGTCAAATTACCTAATGGGGATGTCCAAGATCAAATAGACAGTTTTAGAACATTATTTACTAAGGATTTAACTAAAGTTCAATTTGTTTATAGTATTCAAGAAAAAAAATGGAAGTTACACTATGCAAATACAGTAGATGGCACATCTATAGGAAGCGAGGATTGCTACCAATATAACAAAATGGTTATAGAAAAATTTCACAAAAATCTTATAAAATAAAAGGCGAGCTGTTGAAGTCTCGCCTTTTAAAATGTAATGTATATTTTGCCATCAGTATCTCCAATAGTAATTCTTCTGATAATAAGATTTATAATTTCTTTTAGTGAAATTCGGAAATCATCATCCGGGAGATTTAAAGTCAGTAGTTCTTTCAGCATATTTATATTATCTTC